GATTTTTTTCTTTTTCATATTAATTGGTTTTCTCCTCCTCCTTTTTTTAACAAACAAACAAATTGAAAACAGAAGTAACAATATTTAAAAACATACTGGAGACCGATACGCCTTTTCACAGAGATGTTATGTTCATACTGGACAGGATTAAAGAGGGAAAGAATAGTGAACTGGTTAAGAGAATAAGAAACGAAAAGAATAAGTCAGAAAGAAATGAGCTCAAGAAAAAGCTTCCATCGATATGTTTCTCTGGAGTATTCAACAAGCGTTCTGACTCAGCACTGGTTGAACATAGTGGTCTTATCTGTCTAGACTTTGATGGATATGAGAAGAAGAAAGACTTGACAGATGACAGAGCAAAGTTTGAAAAAAATAAGTTTGTCTTTGCAGTTTTTGTTTCACCTTCTGGTAATGGACTTAAGGTTTTAGTTAGGATACCGAAGGACTCAGAGAACCACACTAAGTATTTCAATGCCCTGAAAAAACATTTCGCATCCCCCTACTTTGATACTACATCTAAGAATGTATCAAGGGTGTGTTATGAAAGCTTCGATAAACAACTTTATGTGAATGAGAATAGTAAACTATGGGAAAAATTAGAAGAAGAAGAGTACCAAGAAAAACATTTAGCACAAGGACAACCACTGCTCAAAATTACAGACGAAAGAAAGATAGTAGAGATACTGCTCAAGTGGTGGCAAACTAAGTACCCTATGACTGAGGGTCAGAGAAATCATAATGTGTATGTGATTGCTCAGGCTTTGAATGAGTTTGGTATCAACAAGACTACTGCATCTATTATATGTAATAACTATGCATCAAAAGACTTTACTTCTAGAGAGATAGATAGCACAATCGATTCAGCGTATAGCAAGACACACCTGTTTAACACAAAGTATTATGAGAACACTGAGATAATAGATAATGTAAAACAAAGACTGAAAAGAGGTGAACCAAAGAAAGAAGTAAAGAAAGACCTTCAGAGGAGTGAGTTGCCAGACCACACTATTGATGCAGTAATTAAGAAAGCAGAAGAGGGAAAGGATGAGGAGTTCTGGACTAAGAATGAGAAGGGTGTTATAAAGATTGTGCCATTGTACTTTAAGAAGTTCTTAGAGGAGAGTGGATTTTATAAGTATACTCCAGAGGGTAGCAAGAGCTTTGTCTTTGTTAGAGTAACCAACAATCTAATAGACCATTCAAGCGAGAAAGAGATAAAGGATTTTGTTCTTGACTACCTGTATCAGATTGAAGATGTGTCAATTTACAATTACTTTGCAGAGCAAACAAGGTACTTTAAAGAGGAGTTTCTTACATTAATAAACACAATCGATGTATATTTTATAGAAGATACTAAGGATACATCTTATTTATATTTTAAAAATTGTGCTGTTCAGATTAAAAAATACGAGACCTCAGCTATAGATTATGTAGACCTTGATGGGTATGTATGGAAAGACCAAGTCATCGATAGGGCGTTTCGTGAGTGCCTGATTACAGAGTGTGACTATAAAAAATTCATACACAATGTATGTGCTCAGAATGAAAAGAGAACTCTTTCGATGGAGTCAACGATAGGATTCTTAATGCACGGCCATAAGAACCTATCTTATTGTCCAGCAGTTATACTTAACGATGAGGTTATATCTGACAATCCAGAAGGAGGGACAGGTAAGGGTATATTTATGAACGCTCTGAGTCACATGAAAAAGCTTGTCACTATTGATGGTAAAGCTTTTGCTTTTGAGAAATCATTTGCTTATCAACTGGTGTCGGTAGATACTCAGATACTCTGCTTTGATGATGTCAAGAAGTATTTTAATTTTGAAAGACTTTTCAGTGTAGTAACAGAGGGTTTGACTCTGGAGAAGAAAAACAAGGATGCAATTAAGATACCATTTAATAAGAGTCCAAAGATAGCTATCACCACAAACTATGCCATAAAGGGTACTGGAAATTCTTTTCAGAGAAGGAAGTGGGAGCTTGAACTTTACCAGCACTATAATAAATCTTATACACCACAGGATGAGTTCGGAAAATTATTCTTTGGCGATTGGGATGATGATGAGTGGTGTGTGTTTGATAACTATATGATTGAGTGTCTTCAGTTGTATTTAAAAGAGGGCTTAATAGAAAGCGAGTTTGTCAATCTTAAAATCAGACAACTCTCAGCTTCTACTTCTCATGACTTTATTGAATGGTGTGGGCTTTTAAAAGGGCAGGAAGAAAATGATAGGTTATCAGTCGGTCTTCAAATAAATAAAAATGAAATGTATTTTGATTTCATCAACGAGTATCCTGACTATGGTCCAAAGTCTAAGATGACCATTAGTAGACAAAGGTTTTATAAATGGCTACATGATTATGCTGAATTTAGAACTGGGCTACCTCCTGTTGAAGGAAGAGATATGTCAGGAAGATGGATTAGATTACAAGAACCAGAAGAAGAAGCACCTTTCTAACATGCTGATAATCAACTCATTTGTTTATTTTGTAAAACTTTTGTATCTTTGTTGTATGAAAGTAATTGACATTCGACATAAACAACAAGAGGTTGGTCGAAGAAAAACTCTGAAAACAAATCTTTACATACATCCAAAGTCTAAGTACATAGGATACAAAGTACGAGGAGGAGAAGGTAGAGATGGAGCACAGTTTAAAGACTGGTATGGATTTTATAGACAAACAAATAAATTGTTTACTTTAAATCACAGGGGAGACTTCCCTAAAGTGTTTAGCTATGGTAACTCTATTGCTAAATCAGCAAGTAATGCTCGTGACTGGTACTCACACAAGATACCAAGCACTGGTTGGGAAAAGGTTCAGTTTGTATATCATGAACCAACAACATTCAGAAAACAAAATCCAGGGGATTGGTATCCAAAGTTTCTTAAATTTTTATTAAATGAAATTTAGAGAATACCAAACCACTATCATAGAAAAAGCGAAGGGTGTGCTTGAGGCACACCGCTTCGTTTATCTTTCAATGGAGGTGAGAACAGGAAAGACTCTGACTGCTCTGGGAGTGGCAGATAAACTAGGCATCACGAATCTTCTGTTTGTTACTAAGAAGAAAGCTATCGGTTCTATCGATGCTGATTACAAGAAGCTAATGCCAGGCTATCAGATTACTATAATTAATTATGAAAGTCTACACAAGGTAACAGGTAAGTTTGACTTGTTAGTTCTGGATGAGGCACACACCTTGGGTGCGTACCCAAAGCCAAGCAAGAGAACCAGGTTAGTTAAAGAAATTATTTTAAGACAGAATCCTTTTGTTATCCTGATGTCTGGAACACCTACTCCAGAATCCTTCAGTCAGATATACCATCAGGTGTATGCTTGTCCTAAGAATCCTTTCAATCAATACAAAAGCTTTTATAAGTTTGCTAAGGAGTATGTCAATGTAGTCCAGAAAGTAATCAACTCCTTTCACATAAACAACTACGATGATGGGAAGCCTGTGATACTAGATAGAATGAAACCATATATGATAAGTTATACTCAGAAGGAGGCAGGGTTTAAGTCAGAGATAAAAGAACATGTCTTAAAAGTAGAAATGAGTAAACTGACATACGACTTTGTTAAAGAGATGAGAGAGCATGGTGTAATTACTGGAAAGAAAACAAAGGAAGTAATCTTAGGAGATACAGGAGTAAAGAAGATGTCGAAGATACATCAGTTATTTTCTGGAACAGTAAAGCTAGAGAATGGAAAGCGTATGGTAACCGACCTTTCAAAAGCTAGGTTTATAAGAACCAAATTTAAAGACATGAAGTTGGGTATATACTATAAATTTAAAGCTGAGTATGATGCCTTAAAACAAGTCTATGGCGATAATCTGACTGACGACTTGCAGGAGTTCAAAGCAACTAACAAGAATATAGCACTTCAGATTGTCAGTGGGCGTGAGGGAATAAGTTTGAAGGAAGCTGATTGTCTTGTGTATTACAATATAGATTTCTCAGCTCTGAGTTACTGGCAGTCTCGTGACAGGATGACAACCAAAGACTCAACTGTAAGTGATGTGTACTGGATATTTGCAGAGAGAGGAATTGAAACTAAGATATATAAAACTGTAACCAATAAAAAAGATTACACCCTCAGACATTTTAAAAAAGATTTATTAAGTTTATAATTATGAAAGAACAAAAATTAATAGAGATGATGAACAAGCTGGACAAGCTTGACAACATCATGCAAGAAGTCATCAAAGAGATGATGAACATCAGAAGCCTATCGGTTGGAACACTTGAAGCTCTTAAGAGAATGGAAGGGTACGACAAAGCTATCGACCAGCTAAAGAAGGACGCAGCCAAAGACAAAGAGAAGGCTGAAAAAGAAAATAAATAGTTTTAAATTTGTATTATGACAGAGCAACAGATTCAGACAAAGAAAATAAAAGAGTTGGAGGCTGATGGTTACTTTGTTATTAAATTAATTAAGACTAATAAAAACGGTATACCAGATGTTCTTGCGCTACACCCAGACTATGGTATTGAATTTTACGAGATAAAAACCAAGAAGGGTAAAGTATCTAAGCTTCAGGAGTACCGTATGAAAGAATTAAAAGAATATGGATTTACCGCAGAAGTCTTCAGGGGATGAGTTCTACTATGAAATGGAAGAAAACTTTTTAGAAGAGTTGGAAACACTTCCTCCTTTATATAGTGCTGGAATAATTATGCAGCTGGATAAACTAGCTACCGAAATGTATAATGAAAATCTACACACAAAGAACCCAAAGAGGTTTGGTTTGATTGCAGGTGTAGTCCCACTTGGAGACGCTTTATTTTTTAGCGTAGAATATTTAAACTCAAAGAGTATGTTCCCTTTGTTTTATAAATTCAATATAATATCTTCGGATGAATACTTAGATTACTTAAACCTAAACAAAACTATCAACTATGAAAACGACCCGACAAGTTAAAGACTTAGAAACAATAAAAGATTACGTCAATAAATATATGAAGATTGACATTACTACACCCATAAGACAAAGGTCTTATGTGTATGGAAGAGCTATGTATTATCAACTTGGTAGAAGCTTTACTACTCATTCACTTTCTGATATAGGGTCAGTAGTAAATAAAGACCATGCTAGTGTATTGCATGGATTAAAAACATTTAAAAATTTTAGAGCTTGGAATGAAGATTACTTACTACAAATATACCACGAAATAAGACTTGCCCTTAAGAGTGAGTTTATGTTTGCCAACCCTTATCTTACAAGAACAGATGAAGAAAAGTTTTACTTTTTGCTTCACCACTACATTACATTAAAACAAAAATATCATAATTTAAAAACAACTAAGGAAAAAATTTCCTAACTTTAAGTAGCATTGATACTTATGTCTTATAACATTGATGACATTGAAAAGATTCTAAACTTCACGAGTTGGAGTAAAAAAAGGAAAATAGATACTCTTTTTGAAATTGACGCAGACCTTTATTGTAATTTAGGAAGCGACTCAAATAAGACAGAAGTAGACAAGGTACATAAACAGTCTCGTAGAATATACAAGGCTATTAAAACTATCGATGAGTACACAGGAAGGTTATTGTTAAGAGAACAGTAAACCTTATAAGATGAATATAACACCGCTCGAGCAAAAGCGCCTTCAAAACATTAACTTTATAATGGAGGATATTCACGACTCAGTTAATCAGATTTATGAAACATTGGTAGACCAAGAGTATGATGAAACTCGGAAGTCTATACTGACTCTTAATAGTAAATTAAAAACTATTAATGAATCAATAAACGATGAGATATAAAGATTTTAGACCACGATTAAAAGGAGATAAAAAAATTGCATACGATAACCTAACTAAAAACGAGAGAAGAATCTTAGTAGTGGGAGACCTGCATGCACCATTTGAACTTGACGGATACTTAGAGTTCTGTCAAGAAACTTACGCAAAGTATTTATGTAACCAAGTAATATTCATAGGAGATATTATAGACAACCATTACAGTTCTTATCACGAGACTTCCTCTGACGCGCTTGGTGGAGCTGATGAGTTGGACTACGCCATACAAACTGTGAGTCATTGGAACAGAGCTTTTCCAAAAGCGGATGTAATTATAGGAAACCATGACAGGATGGTTATGCGGAAAGCTCAGACCTCAGCTATACCAACTATGTGGATTAAATCTTACAACGAGGTACTGGGCACTAAATGGAACTGGGTGGAAAGGATAGTGTATGACAACGTACAGTACATACATGGAGAGGGTGGAACGGCTAGAACAAAAGCAAAGAACGATATGATGTCTACTGTACAAGGACACATACACACGCAAGCTTACATCGAATGGATGGTAGGTAGGAACTTTAGAGTCTTTGGTATGCAGGTAGGGTGCGGTATAGATACTACATCATACGCAGCTGCTTACGCAAAGCATTTTAAAAAACAAGCTATTGGTTGTGGTGTAGTTCTGGGTGGACACACAGCTATTAATTGTCTAATGAATTTATAATGAATAAAAAACCTTTGATAGAGTTTGTAGTGGTGATAGTAATCAACTTGCTTATCTTTTACTCTATCTTCCAATTCGTCTTCTAGCTCTACGCTGTGTAAGTCTTCTGCGAGTTTTAGTTTTTGGATGTAGTCTGTTGGGAAGAGAAGCAGAATCAGGCGTTTCTTTCTCAAACTCTTTAGCCATGTCTGGCCTGTTAATATACATCCATCTACGTTGTGCTTTACTGCGAAAGGGCATCTTTTAATTCTTTTTTAATTTCGTTTAATTCATCATCTAAAGCGTCAAGCTCCGCTTTTAATTCTGGGTCTACAAAATCACCAGACATCTTTTGCTTTACAGGTTTACTTACTTTCTTTTCTCTTGGTCTATAATAAGAAGTAGTCCCTAACATATCTAAAAGATTATCTTCATCTATCTCCATGTCTTTAAATGTATTACCTAGCCCAATAAAAGGGTCAGTCCTAGCACCTAATAATAATTCAGCAGCAGGTAATAATGCTTTTAATGTACCTTCTTTTTTATATAATCTATACATTCTTTTAGCTATTGATATATAAGGGTTAGTTACGGTAGTAGCGGTAAGCTGGTTACCATCTGCTTTATTAACAAACTCTTCAACCCCTGCTCCGATTATAGGTATAGCATAAATTAAATTTAAAACAACTCTTGAAGCTCTCAATCTCTGCTTTGCTTCTTCAATATCTTTTTCATCTCCAAACGCAAATTTTGCAAAGTTTGATACTGCTATAAACATAGCGTTGGCTACATAAGCATTTATTGCAACTCTCCTCATCTCAGTTTCTTTTGGAATCTTACCTTGAGTTATATCTTTCATTATTGATGACATACCCTGAGCGGTTTGATTCATTTGCAAATATGTTGTGCTCATAAACATAGTAAAGTATCGAGCTAATCCACTTGGACTTTGTTGTAATGCAATTTTATCTGCTTGTCTTCTTGATTGCTGCGTGGCATTATAATCATTAAAAGCTTTCAAAGCTTCTTGCTTTGACATACCATTTTTAATATTTCTGTTGTAATTTATTTTATATCCAAGTATACCTAAAGCATCTCCTAAAACTGTTGGGTATGCTCCTCCAGCTCTTATTTTTTTTATTATTGCTGCCTGTTGCTTTTTACTTTTTAATCCAAGACTACCCCCAGTTTCTAATCCATATAAATCACCCATCATTCCTTTTTCGTATCTATCTCTAAAGCTGGCAGATATTTCCTTCATTTCTTTCATTTCTTTAGGCAGCCTGCTTATCATTCTAGCCATATCTAAACTAAATCCAAATAAATCTTTTACAAAATTTGGTTTACCTGATTTATTATATCTATAGTTTGTAAAAGCTTGAACGAAAGAAGTTGCCTGTTTTGGTATTTGAATTAATCTAAAAGCTAAAGCATACCCTGTGAATAGATTAGCAGTTTTGGTTACAAACCCTGGCTTTATTTGGTCTAAACCATAAGATGGATTGACTACAGAGTTAAGCTGACCCCTAATTAATCTTAAAGTTCCTGTCTCATTCAGTAAAGTTCCTACACCTTCAAGCTTCATTATTGAATTTAATTTTTTTACATGCTGTGCAAAAGCTTTATATTTTTCTAATGTTTCAAAATGATTTGTGACAGTGTTTGTAAAAGTTAATCCTAAACCTAAATCAATATCACTAATTAAATCTTCTCTTGACTTTAAAGCAGGGGCAGTTTCCACATCAAATATTCCTTTAAAATCTCCTGCAGCTAACAAATCACTACTAAACTCCGCATCAGATAAGGTTCTTGTAGGGAAATAGTTTTGTATTTGTGGAAGATTTAAGTTGTTTACTTTAGAATAAACATCATTTACGCTTTCATAATAATCAGTGCTTAAATATTCAACTAATTTATCTATAAACTCTCTTGCCTGCGGAGCTAAGTTGTCATCAATTTTTTTCAAGACTGAATCTGTATATCCCATGTTCAAAAGCTTTTGTCTTTGAATATCATTCTTACTTAAAGCATATATTCTCGCTAAGTTATCAGCTGAAAAAGTTTTTGTTTTTCCTTTTACATCCAATTCAATCTCAGGGTCTCTCATTAACTTTAAAATATCGTTGTAATTACTAATACCTTCAATTGAAGAAGCAATTTCGTTTATCTTATCTATCTGATTAAACTTTCCCCTTATAGCATTTTCTTCAGCTACATTTGTTTCATCATAAAAATATTTTTTAAAGAAACCTGTATCATTATATCTGTCAAGTACTTTAGTCATAGATTGTAGATTAGACAATAAACTTCTAGGATATTCAAAAATTTTAGGCGCTAATGTAAAATTGTAATTTTTTAAAATTGCTTTGAATCCTTTAAAAAACTTTGTGCTACGTAAATTTCTATATATTTCTGCGCTATCTTGGTTTAATTCATTTCTATTTTTAAGATTACCTTCTTCATTATACAAAAAGTCATAGTCTTTTTTTAGCTGCACATCAAGTTCATCTTGAAGCTTTTCAGTTTCTTTGGACTGAACCTCCCTAGCGAAGTTTAATTGTCTTATTGATTCAGCTCTTGCTGCTTGTAAATCTGTATATAAATCTTGAACCTCCTCTAAAGTTTTTTCTTGTACATCACCAAACATATCGAAGGCTAAAACCTTATCCAATAATTTAGATTCTGCAGTTGTTAATTTCTCTCTTGCCAGTTCTTTATTTGTTACTCTTTCTATTTCAGCTATGTCCGAAAGGTCATCAGCTATTTTGACCATATCGTTAATAGGGTCTTTTCCAGTAACAGCTTTCATAATTTCATCTACTGCTTGAAAGAATTGTTTTCCAGCAGCAGTTAAATCTCCTCCTCTAATTTTATTTGACCTAGTCTTTCTTGTCTTAGCTTTTTTTCTTGCTAATGTTTTTATTTTATTTATGACCCCTTTCTTTTGTTTTTCTCTTATGTTTTCTATTTCTCCTATAATGCTTTCTGCAACCGCAGGCAAGTCATCTTTACTGGTAACTTTATTTATAGATGAAACAAATTTATTTATAGACTTTTCATTAGGAATGGAAGTTCTTATAAATCTATTAACTTGGTTTTGTGCTTGTTTTAAATCTTTAATACCTTTTTTATATTCTTTAACTGATTTTTTTATATCTGTTATTTCTTTTTGAATAAACTTATTAGCCTGTGTGCCTAGGGTTTTATCAAATGCTATCTCTAATTGTTGCTGTTCTATACCAGTTAAATCTTGAAACGCTTCATTCTCTCTTATAAATTGTAAAGCTTTTTCCCTTATAGCTCCTTTATTTGCATCCGGGTTCTGGTCAGTATACTCATCTAGTTTGTTTTGAACTTCATCAAATATAGGTTTACCTACATTGATTCCTCCAGTTACATTTCTAAATGCAGCAGGCAGAGCTGTGTCAGTTTCAAGTTGTGGTTTTATATCTGCCACTTTAAATCCTCTCCCTTGTAAAACTTTAGTTATTGCAGCATCACTAAAACCTCCTTCTCTTCCCACCGAAATAGTTTCATCTATTCCCATGTTAGGGTCTCCAATTGTTTCAATTAAAGATTCAACTTCTGCCGCAGGTGCTTCAACAACCTCCTCTTCTATTACTTGTTCCTCAACTACTGCCTCTTCCGGTTTAGCAGCTTCATCTTCGACAACCTCTTCTGTAACTTTTTCTTCGGTTGTTTTTGTAATAGCCGCAAGTTGTTCATCTATTTTTATGATACCTTCTTGTTCTTTTACAGATAATGTTGGGTCATTTATTTCATCAATCTTTTTTTGTAAAGCTATTTTTTGTCTCAATAAATTTGCAGCTGTAATTTTTTCATCACCTGTAATCTCTGCAGCATCTAACTTTACATCTATAATCTGGGTGTCATTTAGATTTTGTTTAATTTCTTTAGCTTCATCTAAAGTTATTTCTTCTGCTTCAACTTGCTTTTTTAAATCTTTATCTAGTATTTCATCAGCTCTTTTTAATTTAGAAATATCAATCTGCAGTTGACCTATTTCAGGGTTTTTAAAAGCTTCAGTTATATTGTTAACCTCTGATGGTTCGATTACATTATTAATTTTTTTTCTTGCAGTAGCTTCATTCCAGGGTTGCACCATTGTTTTATTAACAATTTGAGCTGTATTTATTGGAGCACCATATACTGCACCTCCAGCTAAACCTACTGTAAAAGCATCTGGAACTCCTTCAAGAGCAGGGTTACCATTAATTAAGTTTTGTGTTATTTGTGTAGCAACCTCTTCAGTCCCTTCACCCACAGCTGCTGCACCAGCTCCATATTTTTTAAGTGCTTGTTGATACATGGACACTAATCCCTTTTGAAAAGTTTTAGAACCTTGCTCTACTCCTTCTTTAAATATAATTTCTTTATAAACTTTACCAAGCGAACCATTTGAAATAGCACTAAAGACCATCTCTGCTCCAGCAAGTCCGGTTGCTTTTAATATATTTTCTGCTTCTGTTTGTCCTGGGTTTTCTTCTCTTTGTTTCCTTAGCTCCGGCCCTGTCATCGCTAACGTTCCACCTGAAGCAATTTTAGATAGACCTAACCCAGAAAATGCAGCCATCATAATACCTATAGATACAGGAGCGCTTTCAGCTAACATATTTCCTAGCTGTTTAAATCCATCAGAAAAATTTCCTTTGCTAAAATTTTCAACCGGCCCACCTTTTATATTTCGTGATTGATTCCAAATGTCCCCCTTCTTTTGTCTATACTCTTGCTCTTCTATTAACCTATCTAGGATAGGGCCAGTGCCTATCAATTCATTAAACTGTTCCTCAGTTATATTGTCCTTGGTTTCTATACCAAGCATCTCTAGTTCTTTTTTTGCACGTGTACTAACTAAATTTGCTATAGAGTAAATAGTCCCCGGAGTACTTACCAGCATTTCTCCCAATGATTTATCACCTTTAGCTAAAGTATTTCCTAAATTTTGAAGATAGGTTTGAGAAGTAATCTCATTTTTTTTAACACTTACTTCTGATAAAAAATCTTCTGGAGATTGATTAAACTTTGTAGATATTTCTTGAATTTTTGCCTGACCTTTTTCGTCAATCTCATTGTAGTTTAAGCTTGGAAACTCCAAAGCTACATCTACTATGTCCATTTCTTTTTGTCTGGCTAACTCTTCAGGGTCTGGAGTTTCAACAATGGATTCTTCAACCAAGTCTTGTTGCTCCGACAAACCATCCTCTGATGGTAACCCCGTATCTTCTGGTTGAGGAGTGTCTTTTTTTTTTAAGGAAACTTGAAATTCATCAAGAGTTGGAAACATTTGTTTGTTTACCATGGGGTATAAATCATCTACATTTCCCTCATCAATATAAGCTTGCAATTCTTCTACTGATGTAAAAACTCCTTGCGGTAATATGTCAAATAATTCTTGTGTATCCATTAATCGACTGTTTGTAAATTAAATTCCTGAATATAATCTAATGGTGTTTTTCCAGAATTTTCAGGCCTCCTACTCCATTCATTTAATGTAGGTATTTGTGCCTCTGTAATTTTCATTCCTAATGCTATATCTTCTAAGCTTCTTATAGTTGGAATTATTCTTACTATTTCTTCAATGACTTGTCTTTTATTTTTATCTCCTAATTCTATAGTAACTCCGTCATCACCACCTCTTTCAGTAAGGGTAATGCTAAAAGGTTTTGATAAAAGTCCGAAAGCCCCACTTCCAGCCACCTCTGCTTTAACACCAATAGTCTCAAGTGCTTTTAAATAATCTTGTAATGCGTCTTTATTTTGAAAATCTGCATCTGAAATTTGTTCGGGGCTAATCATGAAGGTTAAATCATCTATAACTTTTCCAATTGCACTTCGTCCACCAGATTTATTTATAAATGTTTTATACTCTTCAAATTCTTCAGGCGTTAGAGTTTCTTCAATAAACTCAATAGGAACTTTGTCGCCGTATAAAGCAATATTCCTAATTTTATCAGTCATACTAATATCTTTTTCACCTTTAGCTTCTTTTTCTTTGTATTCAGCTGCAAGCATAAGTCTTTCCATTGCATACTTTTCTCCTATCTCTTTAGCTCTATCGCTTTCATAATAGTTTCCCTGCGTATCTCTATAAAATGTAGTAGGATTTTGGTCTTGTAATTTTTTTAAAACGTCTTGTTTTATATTACCACCTATATCATAAGCTTCTTCGGGTAATAATTTTCTATCAAACTCATAAGTGTTTACCTTGCCTTCTTCCTCTATAGAAATAGGGTAGGTTGACAGCATGCTTCTTAGTTGAGCTGGCTGGGATATCATCGATTGAGCTAAATTTCTTAATGCATTATCAGCTTCTTCTCCTTGTTTGGTTACAAAATCTCCAGCTATTATTGAACCGTCAGCGCTTTCTATTGTTTTTACACCTATAGTTTCAAACTGTTCTTTGATATTTTTATTCATATCATACTTACCTATAATAGGTCGTTGAACTGTTTGATATAATTGGTTAGCACTTACTATTCTTTTTACACCATCTTCACCTGTAACTAAAGCGTTAAAGGTAGCAGAGTCTGGGTCAAACAAAGGTTCAATGTTTTCATAATTTAAAGCTGAAGCTAATAAACCATTCTCAAATATATCTTCAGCTCCATACGTTCCATTAGGCCCGGATTGTTTTGCTCTTTCTTTTTCTTGGTCAGCAAAAATTGTAGAAGCTGAAACAAACTGTTCAACTTGTCCTTGAGCATTAGCTACTTTAATATCTCTATCTGTTTTAGTAATTTTTCCATCAGCATAATCTTTATTTATTTTACCATACAATTCAATAGACTGATTAGCACCTTTGCCCCAAAAAGAATTATAGCTTGAAGTATAATCAAAAGGATTTTTTGCAAACTTTAAAGCCAAATCTCTTGCTTCTTGAGCTACTTCTTTTTTTTCAGTATCTTTTTTTTCTTGTATTTGATTTAAATAAGTAACCGTAGAGTTAGTAAGTTCTTTCCAGTCAACTGACAAAGGGCCAGTTAATCCAATAGCTTTATCATATCCGTATCTTGTTGCCATATTTTAATTCCCTATTTTTGGTACTGAAGGAGCTTGAGGAAATATTGTTCCGTAATCTATAGAATTTACACTGTTAAATCCACCCGGCATACCATAAGAAGTATTCATAGTAGGTGTAATTCCTCCCACACCCATTAAATCATCCATACCATAACTTGTAAATGGGTCAAACGCAGCGCCTGCATCTGCTGATTTACCTGGAAAAATCTGTGGTAACACACCTCCTAATCCAGTAAGAGCTTGTAATCCCATACCCAAACCTGCCTGTGTCTGTTGAGCGGCTTGAATCCTTGCTTCTCTTTCTGCCACTTGTTGTCCTACTGCTTCGCCTAAATCTATTTGGGCACGCGCTCTTTGTAACCTAGTATCTTCCATGGCTGCTAATTTTTCAAGCTCTGACATTTCTTTAGACATAGCTGCTCTTTGTTTTCCTAAAAGCTGTTGTTGTGCTTGTAATACTCTGCCTGCAGTTGCCGCTGCTCCTCTAGGGTCGCCTTCTACACCTGCCTGTAATGCTGAAGCGCCTGCTTGTGCAATTGCTTCTCTTTCAAGTTCATAAGGTTCTTTAGCTATAGATAACCCTCTTAGTCTATTAACTTCAAGTTCAGCTTTGGCTTCAGCCATTGCTTTTGCCGCTGCAGCTTGCGCTTCTTTTTCTTTTTCTCGTGATTCTTTAGCTTGTTGAAAACTAAAAATTGAACCTGCTGCTTGTAGTCCTACTGATATTAAAGGTATTAAAGGAAATGCCATAATTTTTTATAATTACAAAGATACTAATTTTTACGGATAGCTTTTCATTACATCGCTCTCTACTGCAAACAGTTCCGTAGCCTGAGTATTAAAGTTCGTGATAGTAAATATACAATAATGTCCTAGTAAACCATGAGATTCAGCCTCAGAACTTTTAATAAACAAAATGTATGGGTCGTTTAGCGGAAAAACAACTGTGTCAGCTGCAGTCGTACTTACTATTAATTGGTTTATTCCATTAGGTAAGTCTACATTTATTTGAGTAACCACACCACCAAAAGTAACATCGGTATATTGTGGTAGGGAGTGGTATACATAATCTCCGACACTTATAAAGCTACCTATAGAAACAAGGGGGTTTGTAGAAAAGCTTAGCGTAGTTGTTCCTTGATTTATAGCTACGTTTGAAGTCTTACCTATACCATTAGCTGACCTCATAGCATATTGACCTTTTAATGCAGGAACTTCCCCTTTTTGTCTGAGGTATGCAAACCAAGCTCCCTCCTTTTTTTCAAACCAACCATCTTCCATAAAACCATTTATCTGAATATCTGTTTCAAGATAAGACTCCCACGCATCATTAGATTCTAAGTTTAATGTTTTGTAAATTTTATTTTCTAATGGGTTTTGATTAAACACACTTGTTATTTGTGAGTTATATTGTTCTCCATAATAATTGTTTCTTTTTTCATTTACATTGTGCTGATATAAATTACCTCCTTGAAACGTGTAAAAAAAGTTATTCATACCTATCATATATTCAGGTATGTAAGAGTAAAATGATGGCCAACCTTTAGAGTTTTGACTATAACTAACTGTCCACTCTGTATCTACTGGTGAAGGTATTGGTGGAACTACACTAGGTGGAGCTGGCGTTGGTATTACGGGGGTTGGTGTGCCGGGTTGAGATGGGTTACAATCTGTGTTAAATCTTAAATTATTTTCCCCTAAAAAGTATTGTCCGTTTGTAGACTCGGGATATAATGTTTGATAGCTTATTACTCCAAAATCTTGATTTACATTTAATGTAATTGTGCCAGAGTAAAACGCATAAGTATTTCCATCTAAACCAACTGCATTTCTTTCTAATTTTGTTCCCGTATAAGATATTTGATTTTCTTTTCCATTATTTAAAAAAGCTATAGGCCACTCTGAACTTACACCAGTTATTTGATATATTCCGGTGTTAACTTCATAATTACCCCACTCTCCATTTATAACATAATATCGTACTGTAACGTTTTCAAATTCTCCTATGGTTGCAGTTCTACTAAAAACCGTTAGAGAGTTTGTAAAACTTAAACAATACTGACCAGTTCCTGGTGACGGAGTAGGAATAGGACTTGGCGATGGAGTAGGGGCTATAGCTGCATTACAAGTAGCACAATCTGCATACGTCGGTATGTTGGCAATATCTAAATAAGATATGTTAGTAGTGCTTACACCGTTTGTCCAACATATAGATTGATATGCTAAACTGGAAGGCCACGCTGTAAAACTTGAAGGCGCTCTAAATATTTGTTTTTGACTTGCTGCATTACAGTTTTCATATTCATAGTAAATATAACCTTCAATAGGGGTTGGGTCAGCATCTCCACAGTTTGTTTCGCAATTCTGTTGTACATCATAATATATTCCATATAAAGAAGTAGGTTCTATTTTTGACCCCCTTTGTAAACAATAATTCTCAATACCATTAGCTGGTACTTTTATATTTATTTTTGTACCATCACAACATGTTACTACCCAGGTACATTGACCTTGTTCATCTCCTATTTGGTCAATAGGGCAAGAAAAACTAATAAGAGAACATGCCATAAAAAAATTTATTTGTTTACAAATTTACGAATTATTTAGCTTTGTTATTTTATATAGGTATTTATAAAAGCATTGTAATCTTTAATCCAATTTTCAGCTGACCTTTTAGAACAATTTAAATTTTTAGCATCTGGCCAGAAATTTATTTTATCTGCTTTTGGTCTATACATTTCTCTATAATTGTCTACACCAGGTACAAAATACTTATGCCAAATTAAATTTTCACTGGGAGCGTATATGTCAATACCACATTTGTAAAGCATTAAACTATAAAGTTCTTGTTCACATTCTCCATAATATGTATAATCATCTACAGTTATAGAGTTTACTATATATCCTCTTCCAAACATATTACCACCTGATATGTTCATGATTTGTTCATTCTCTTTTTCAGCTAACTTTTGTTGATGAGGGCCTTTAAAATTTCCCACATAAGGAATTTCATTTGGTATATAAATAGAAGATAAGTTTCTTTTACTATAAACTTCGTAAGATTCATTAAAATGATATTCTCTTGGAAACCCACTTATCACGCTTTCAGTTGGAGTTTTATTGAGCATGTTTATATACTCAACATCCCAACCAATTTTAAATCTACTATGACTATCAACTAATAAAAAATAATCTTCATTCTTATACAACTCTTTCATTATTATATTTCTAGCCCACCCACAACCTTCTGCATTTTCAGGTTGTACATGTTTTACTTTAATGTTTTTATTTTGAAATTGTAATTTAAATTTTTTATTTACCACTTCTGTATCTTGTAAAAAAACTCCTGCATAAATTCTTTGCGGATTAGTAGCTCTTTTAAATAAATCATCAACTGTAATAAATATTTCTGAATCTTGATATGAAGCTATGCTTACAAATATTGATTCCATATTATTTTATAATTGCAGATGAGCACTCTTTACATATAGAATTAAATGCTCTTTTATTAACTAAATCTCTCTCTTTGGAAAACCATATTTCTTTTATTGTCTTATCTTTTAAGTTACCATAGCTATACTCCATATAATAATCATTACAACATAAAAAAACATCACCTTTTGGAGATATGTGCAACCACTCTGAATCCCTTTTAACACTACAACCAATTACTTCTCCTTCAGGAATATTATTAAGCATGACATCTTTTAACAAACCTGCTCTATCTATCAAGTTCCATTGCTCATATATTTTAATTGATGGAAATAATTTTTTGGCAATATTAACTTGATTTTGCATTTCATTTTTTTCTAAATCTGGGAAGTTTTTTAGTTTAATTATATTGGAATGTTCGTTTATACCATTTATATGTAGTAATAACAAATCGGGATTATATAAATTATTTAAAGCATAATCTATGTTTCTAATTAGTTTGTCAAACATAACCTCTTTCATTCCAGTTCTTTTTTCAAATAATCTTTTTTCATATACAGGCGCATTGATTGCTATCATACTAACAGCAGGTTGATGTTTGTTAATTAAGTCAATCTTTTGTGGTGTGAGGGGGACTCCATTGGTTAATATACCTATTGTCAATTTATTTTTATTTAATATTTCCAACATTGATTCAAAATGTCTGTACAACAATACCTCATTAAAATGTGAGCCATAAATAAAATGCAGGTTTGGGTTTATTAAATCTCCTTTTAAATTTACAATTTCAGATATAATTTTATCTAACAAATTTATATCCATTTGATTAATTTGATTCTTTGGATTTCCTAAAGTGCTTACTGGACAAAACCAACAACCTGCATTACATAAACCATTTGGGTCTAACTGTATGAAGTTTATCATTGTTAAATGTACTTATAATGAACATCAAGAGTTCTGTAAGAATTACCTTCTAAAGGTTCTTTTCTACCGTGTTCACAAATTGCAGATTCATATATTATCATGTCACCAGGTTCTGCATATATTTTATACCATTCACCGTCATGACCCATTATATCTAAAGGCCAATCGTTTCCATATTTTTTATTTTGACATCCACATTTTAAATTTTTATCTACAATTATTATAGAGCTTACGTGATTAGATTTAAAATCTTCATAAGTAGGAGTTATTGTTTCTCCTTTTTGATATGAATTTATACCTTGTATTAATGAAGGTTTTATTGGTTGATTGTTTATCCATTCTTTATGGACTAATAGTAATTGAGTTTGTATTAATTTTTTTATCGAAGGTAAAACGTCAAGTGAAAACTTATTTGCGCTTTCTTCTTTTTCTTTCAATAATTTGTATGTGTCATTAATTATATTCCACGTTTCAGGTGGACATTTTTGCAATGCAAAACCAAGTTCAGTGTGTTTGGAAATTTGCTCTTTAGATGTAAAAACTTTTGGCTCTAATTTAGATACAGGTTTTTCTTCTTGTTTTATTAATTCTGATGCTTTTACAACATAAGATTTATTAATAGATTTTCCTTCTTCTTTTTGTTGTTTTTGAGAATCATAATACAATTGCGCATCCCCCGCTCCATCCCAAGGTTTTTCTCTCCACCATGATGTAACAACATATTTTTTACCTTCATCTACTGTAACGCCTTCATGCAAATATTGTTCTTGTACTTTTCCATCTTTTAAATTATGCCACCACAAAGCTTTGCCTGTCTCAGGCTCTATAGTTTTTTGTAGTGTTGGAAAATATGTGCCCCCACCTTTGTACCCCTCGTTTAAATAAATCATTAAAGTGTGTGTTCTATTACCTGATGCTTTACAGTGCATGTCGTAAGCAGGCCCACTAAAAAAATCATTGTGTGGTTTAAAGTATTGACCTGGTTCATAGAGCTGTCCCTGTATAGCTTCTCCTTTATTTAATTCTAACCCTAAAGTTTCAGATATTCTTTTTTTTAAATTTAACAAAACAGGGTTTGTCATATCTAAATTAGAAGTGCTTGAAGTTCTGTGGTCTGTAACATCAGTTCTATCTGTACCTCCAACAACAACAGATGAACGAGTATGATTAGCGTCAATCATTTTAATTAATTCTTGACATTCCTCAGGTGTAATATAATTGTGTATTTCCTCCATTTGATTTGATTTAAATTCAAATAAAGTTAATGATTATTATTTATAAACAAAAACTATGGACATTCAGTAATTGTACATGAGCTTGTGAATGAACTACCATTCCAATATCTATAGTAGCTACCAGTATTATAATATCCTGCTAAAGCTCCTCTTGTACAAGCGCTATCTCTATATAATAAAGTTGCAGTACAGAAATCAGTTGTATTCATAAAGTATCCAATACTTAAACTACAAGTAAAACTTGGAACTGGCGATGGACCACTCTGGCTTATATACTCTAAGCTTACCGAATTACAAGCAGGGGTTGGAGTTGGTGTTGGAGTCGGCGTAGGCGTCGGACTCGGTGTAGCTTGACAATCTAAACATAGATTGAATGAAGCATACGCTAAATACGAACCATCAGTGCCAGTTCCTGCGTTTGAGTCAAATTCAAAACATATCGAACCACTTTTTAATACATTAGGGAATGTTGTGCCAAACGGCGCACTTACCTCTAGTATATTAGATGGGTCATTACAATCTAAGTACAATCCATATATAGTACTCGGAGGTGTCGGTGTTGGAGTCGGTGTCGGTGTTGGAGTCGGTGTCGGTGTTGCCGGTGTACAATTTGCACATGAGCCATAAACATTTAGTGTTGTTACACTACAATCAGTAACAGTATTTACTGCTATAATTTCCCAACATTTACTTCCATCAAATCCTGATTGACATGAACCACCAGCTCCACCTGATATCTGTAATGATACTCCAATTGCATTTGATTGATAAGTTCCAGCTACTGTTATATATGCAGTTCTGTTAGCATCAGCACAATCTCTTACTTGAATGTTAGTGGTTGGAGCAGGAGTCGGCGGTGGAGTTGGCGTTGGCGTTGCAGACGAACAGCTAAGTATAGTTAAGACTTCTCCTAAAGAGTTTATTAAAAACTTACTGTCTGATGATTGCGGTAAATATCCTAAAGTATTAGATATACTGAAATATTCTAAACCTCCGTTGAAAACAGTTGTTTTAGAAGAGTTAGCATACAATATATCTCCAACTACAATTTGTGCAACTGTTGCTCTATTAGAAAACACAAAGTAATTTGTTCTTGCGTTACAAGCGGCTGATAATGTATACCCTCCCTGTGGTAAACCATTTATGAATAATGATGGGTTTTCACAATCATAACAAGTATTAAAATTGCTTATTGATTCAACATCTACATTTGATGTTGCTGTTGTTGATTGTGGATTAGAGTAACATATATTATTGTATTTAACAACATTAGGGAAACTTGCTGTTGTACTAAGTTTTCTAAATACCGCTGTTGTTGATGTTTGACATTCAGTATATGTAGCATAATCATAGGTTGGTATTGCTCCACAAGCTGAACAATCGCTATACGCAGAGTTTAGAGATACGGTAGAATCATAAGATGTCGCCGCGTTGTCAATAACTTCCCAACAATCTGTATTTGTAAATTCAGGATTTGGTGCGCTTGCTACTCCTGTAATTTTTATAGAATTACTATTTCCTAAAGTTGGCGCAGTTAAACCTGTTACTCTTACTTTGTAAGTTGGTGTTGTAGTAAAACATTTTCTTATTTCTACATCCTGAAATGTTGGAGCAGGTGTCGGAGTAGGGCTAGGTGTTGACGCATTACAATCAACAATTTGAATAACTTCTCCTACATCTCTAATCAATAAAGCATAACCATTATCAGGATTTGGATATTTTCCTGTTGTATCTGTAACCCCATACCATTTTAATTGTCCAGCCCAAACGTTACTTAACCCTGAATCTGTATAAACAATATCACCTACTACAATTGATGCTACATTTGCTCTTGTTGTATACATGCTTATTGATGTTTGTGAAGCACAAGCATTAGCTGGAGATGTTTGACCATTTCCTGCTGTATTAGTAGAAAATATTTGTGTCCCAGGAGCTGGCGTTGGTGTTGGACTTGGAGTTGGTGTTGGACTTGGAGTTGGACTAGGTGTTGTAGCTTCACATGTAGCACAATCTCCATAAGAAAACGTAATATCATTAGTGCTCGTAGAGCCAGTTACAGAAGCAGAAGAGTAACAAAGATTGTTATCTTTAACAACAGCTGGGAACGAGCCACCAGAGACTAATCTAAATATTTTAGTAGTCGAACCACCACATAAAGTATACTCTCTATAGTCATAAGCAATAGGCGTAGGTGTTGGTGTTGGACTTGGAGTTGGACTAGGTGATGGACTTGGAGTTGCAGCTCCACACTGAGTACAATCAGTATAACTTACAAGACCATTTACATTTATAATAGATGTTAACCCAGTAGCTTGCGGGTTATGATAACAAATACCATTATACTCAACAGTAGGTGGAAAAGTTCCTCCTTGAACAATTCTAAAAACTTCATTTGGATTCACACCATCACAGGCTGTGTATACTCTATAATCATATACTGGAGCTGGCGTTGGTGTTGGACTTGGAGTTCCACAATTTGGACAATTTTCTTCAGCAAATAAAACACCAGACGCCTGTTGTCTTACAATTGTTTCGTCTGAATACCATCCATCAGGAGCAAATGTACTTAGCGCTGCATCTGTAAATAATGCAGTCGCAGTAGAAAAACTTACTGAGCTATAATAATATGTTCCTAATGCTGCCATTTATAATTTTACAAAGTTAACCATTTATCCTGAACATCTTGAATCCCCACATCCTGATACTTGAACAATTACTTCTCCGTTTTGTCCCGTAGTTGCACTATCATATAAAGACGCACATCTTGTTATTGAACCAAATTGATATTGTACCTCATCTCCCACAACGATACCTAATGTTTGATTTGCTTTTAAATATACTGCCTGTAAACTTACACAATCTATACCTAAGAAGTAATCATATACCGGGACTGGCGTAGGCGTAGGCGTAGGCGTAGGCGTAGGCGTTGGAGCTGGTGTAAATGTACAGCTACAACATGCGTCAGCTATATTTATCGTTGAATAACAAAGCTGCTGACCTAAAGAATTTCTTAAGTCATATATTAAATACAACTTATTACCATTGCCAGGTAAACCAAATTGAGCGCTAAATAAATTCGGAGCTCCGCTAGTATTTATTGGGGTTGCTTGTACTGATGCTGCTAATAAAATACTAATATCAGTTGAGTTGTTTTGATATAACGCATCAGTTCTTAAATATCTAAATTCATTTTCAGTAGCGTCAAACTGGAAATTATCAAAATTAATTTTATTACTTCTCATTGTAATAACCGCTCCATCAGGTGGTATAACACCTGAAGCTTGAGGGCCTTCTAGTTCTCTGTATTGAGAAACTATTGGGTCGCTTGGACTTGCTAAAAATGTAACTAAATCTGATTGTGTCGGAGAGGTTACAGTTGAATCTGCCCAGCTAAATTCAGTATGTGTAAATTGACCTGCGTTAGCATTTGTGCTAAGAGTAATACTGTATACGCTAAACAACTCTTCTTCAGGACATTTAACTGTCACTTGAATTGTGTCGTTTACAATTGAATCAGATGAAATAATCATAACGACTTCAGTTGGCGTTGGGTTAGGTTTTGGAAATTTAAGTGTTCCACTTTGATAAACAATACCCGATGAATATGTAACACCATCATAAATAGCTTGAACCACGTATCCAGTACCTGTAACCTGTCCCTCTGTTTCAATATCAACACCTGCTTCTGAAACTACTTGTTGTTCAGTTCCCTCAGTTACAATTAAATCTGTATTTTCAAATGGAATAACATAATCAATTTCAACAAAATATGTTTTTGATGGAGGCCCTATTGTCTCTCCTAGTTCAACACAATAAACAAATTCTTGTCCTGCAACAATAGTAATATTCTTAGTAACACCACAAGCAGTACATAGTTGAGTTTCCGGTTTGATAATTGTATTTGTCGTAAAAACATACTCTTGCATGTATGGGTCATAACCACCTAGTTTTTGTGTAGATGATGCTTCTGCAAACAAATCTCTAAACCAACTTCTCATACCTTCATTAGATACTACAGTTAGTATTTCGTTTTGCGCAGAGCTACCTGTTAACTTTATTATAACGTTTCTTTTTGCATCAGAGAAATATTTATTTTCTCCAAATGTTGCAAAACTTTCTGGGTGATTACTAATTCCAAACTCTTCTACTCTTGCTATTTGTGTGCCTAATACTTCAGGAACAGATGTAACTACACCACCTCCAGTAGAATCTGATAATAAGTTTTTACCAGCAAGCACATAAGATATCTTGTCTTCTTGTAATACTAAGACATCTGTTTTTCTTGCAAATAATATTTCAACATCTCCATAAGTTTCTTCTAATGGTTTAAAGTTTACTAAACCTAAATTAAATTCATTTAATCTGTTTACATTTGATTCATCATTAAAGACACCACTGTATGTAATGTCAGCAAACCTGTGAGCTGCTTTAAATTCTTCGTTAGATGTTGTAAAAATTCTGTTTCCTAAATTAAAAGATTTACCTTTTATAGAATCTCTAATCCTATAGCTTTCAACACCGTTTCCAAAACTATAACAATTTGTAAACCCAGGGTTTACAATTGCTGATTGAAAAGAAGTTTGGTTTTGTACATTTCCTAAATGTAATCCATTACTAATATCAAATGACTGACTGTTTTCATACCAAGCGTCAGGCAAAGCATCTTGAGGTTCTGTTTCAAAAACATAAGTTGCACCATCACCTCTATATACCGTAAATGACACTTCAAGCATAGATTCTTCATTTTCAGAGCTACCTGCAGAGTACGAACCTGATACTAAGAGAAAAATTAAATTGTTTCCATTTGCATCTTGAGTACTAGTATCTTCGTAAAGTCTATAATAAAAGTTATCATTAAAATCTAATATTGCAGGTGTACCTCCTCCAAATAAATTATTTCCTCTCAAATCAGAATCTTGTTTACAAGCCTCATGTATAATTTCATTAGCAGCAACCCCTAAAGGAGCAGCTCCATTGTTAACTTGAGGTGAGATAAAAGTGTTTTCTATTGTTTGTACTTGACCTGGGTTTTTTACACCGCTATCTAATATACTAGCAACGTTATCACCAATAAACCAATTAGCCATGTTGGTGTAATTAGTTGATGCAGTAAGCGTTTTTTCTAGCGTATAATTTCGTTTTCCATCTGCTCCTGTTCCAGTTCCATTTCTTCTCATCTCAACCCTCATAACTATCCTACTTCCAACTGGTACATCATACACATTATAAGTAGGAGTTAGTGGAGATGGTCTATTTACAGTTGTAAAAAAAGGAAAAGCTACAGTAGGTATCTCTCCATCGGTTGTACAGGTTTTTTTCACGGGGTCAACAGCAATAACAGCATTAGGGTCTTGTATAGAAGAGAAATTAGATGCGTTTATTTTCATGTATACCCCACCTATTACATCTACTTGAGTACCAGCCGCATCAAAAATAGATATAAACCCGCTTGACTGTGCTTCTTTTTCTAACACTGTGGCTCTTATACATCTTGATGTTGGCCCAGTATTGTCAGCTTTTACAATTAAATTGTCACCTGCTTCAACTTTAGCAGCATTTTCACCATCTAATAAAAAGTAACTTGAACTAGATACTGTATCTCTATATGCAACATTACTATAGATTGTTTCATAAGTTTCTTTAGTAGGTTTTATAACAAATTTATATTTTGTTGCCCATGCCGGCGCTTTCATTGACGCAGGTATATCTACTTGTATAGAATTTCTATCAATAGAATTACTACATGGAATATTAATTGACCCTCCATCTTCTGCACTACTTACTAGAGCTGTTGATGCTCGGTTGTAATCATCCATATAAACAATACCTACCTCATAACCTCTATTACTGTGTAAACTTTCAGCGTTTGAGCTATCTCTAAAAGAAGCAGTTTCATTTACTATGCCCCAGTAAGCGTAACCAGAGTTTCCTGCTCCAGAGTAAAATGCCGCTAAGTTTTGTATTTGTAAAACATTTGAGGAAGTACTTGCTGTAGCTACTAAAGCTTGACCAGCGCTTGGTGAACTTGGTGTTGCAGAAGTTATTCCTGTCTGCAACAAACTGTATGTAGAATCTAAATTTTCTGGTACAGTTCTGTTAAAGACATCTGTTAAAGTATTACCAAGTCCAGCTTGAGCGTTTGCAACGGTTTGTATTGTTCCATTTACACCATCTGTTCCTATTTTTTCTTGAAAATCTGTACTTGTAACAAAATCAAATACATTCGCATAATCATCTATTAAAGTGTAAGACCATGTAAGCTCAAATACAGCTGTAGTTGGTGTAGGGTCTATAGATGGAGGGATTTTTTCAAACTCAAAAAATGTTATGCCAAAATTTAAAGTTAATCTTGTTCCTTTTTTTAATTTAGATTCACCGGTCATTAAAGGACTTAAGTCAACATATAATACTGAATCTGAAATAGATTTACTTGTAGATGTAGGAGTATATGTAAATTGTCCAGTGTCTGCATACGCTGGTGTATCAATAAGCGATATTGGCTCTGACTTAAGGCTTGCAGTAAAGTTTAAATCTATACTAGCTCCATTGCTGTCTTTTAAATCATAACCTTCCATATAGTTACCATACATCAACCTATTACCCATTAATGTTTGTGCCTTAGCTAATTGAGGAACATTGTCATAAAGTCTTAGAATTTCTGAGTCAGGTAATACAGTAAATATTTCTCTATTAGTAAAATTATATTCTGTGTTTGTGTTGTTTATACTTCCTAAATCTCTTTTTTTATTTAAAGTTTTTATAACTTTTATAGACGTGCTATCTGCTTCTTTAAACAATAATTGAACATCTGTTACACTGCTACTTCCAGTATTAAATGTAATTTGTACAGCATTGTTTTGATTTACCATTCCTTCATTTAAATAACTATTTGTAGTAAAATCAAAATTACCAGGCGTAAATGCTGGCTCACTAAACTGAGAGATAGCTGAAAATTCATTATTAGCATACTTATATCTATAAGCAAAACATAAAAACTTATCTTCTAAATACGCATCAGTGATACTTGAAACAAAATATGGTAGTACTGCTGGAGCGCTTGTAGGAGGTTTTTTAATTACTAAAATATCATCTTGATTAAATAAATCAAGGTTAACACCAAGTAATGGGTCTCCGTAGTTTTGATTTATATTAATTACTCTAGGAGGATTAGTGTTGTCTGTAAAAAATAATAAATCATCTATTTTATCTACTCCTGTAATTAAAAAATTTGGATTAAAGTTTAATGTAGTGTTTACGCCATTGCCGTCATTAACACTAATTACATGATATATTAGCTGACCAGTTTCAACATCAAATGAAATAATTAAATCTAACTTACCCGTTGCTCCTTGAGTAAAAGCCGGGTCATGAACAAACCAATATAAAGCTAAATTAGCCCCGTCTTCAAATGCACCTATACATCTAGCCTGTGAACTTAATTTAGTTCCATCAACATATTGAAGTTCTGTTAGAGGTAAATTTCCTTTTGAATTTTCAACAGCACCAATCTCAGAATCTTCAGTAGAACCAAGTCTTACATTTACAGCATTTATATACTCTCCATTTGGGACAAGCCTTTCATCAAGGCTTTTATTCATACGGCCCGCTACAAAATTTCTCTGAATGTTTGCCATCTTATTTTAACCACTTATCCTCACCTCTTAGATTCATTAATAATCTGCTTGGGTGAATATTACTCAATCTGATTTTAGCATTTCTCAATAAAGCTTGTTTATTTTTTCTTGCTCTATTGACTATATACTCTTGAACTCCAAATTTACTATTTAATAAAGCATACTGAATGTAAGCATAAATGTATTCTTCAAATAATTTATTAACGCTTATTTTAGAGTCATCACCATTTTCCATTCCATCAGATATATACTGTAGTACACACTGTTGGTTTGCCATTGTCGAATCAAAATTAATAACACCAGCTTTTTTATCTATAGTAAACGTAGGGTTTATGTTTGCTGTTTCAGTTTCTAAACCATATCTTGCGCCAATTCTGTAGTTGTAAATATCAGAGTCATAGTTGTTAACGTTTGGATTTACATTCTCATCTATTTCGTCATTTAAATAAATGCTTTTTAAAGAACCATCTTTTCTTTCTGAATCTAAATTTGATTCAACCACAGTAGCATTTCCAGAACTATCATAGGTAAACGTATCAGTAGAAGATTGAATAAAAGAAACTGCTGATTGAACCTGTATGTTTTCAGTCAACTCCCTTAACACATTGTTTTTTAATAAATAAAGCTTAACCCAATTCACATAATCAGCTGGTAAAACAAATCTTAAATCATCAAAAACTTTAAGCTCCAATGCTTTTATTTCTTTGAAAGCATCGTAATTAAGTTCTTGAATACCACGCTTAGCATGAAACAATATTTTAAATCTACTAACATTATTAATTAAAGCATGGTTTCCTGAATACATTAATTGAAAATTTTTAATAATATCCTCTAAACTAATGTATTGATATGAACCCCAATTTTCATCTGTAGGATTAACACCATCATTAGTATAATATTTTCTTTGATTTATATAAGCCATAATTAAATATCAGTTTGATTTTGTTGTTGTTCTTCTATTTGTCCAAATTGAAACACATCAGCTTCTCTAATTGATATACCTGCATACTGAAGTATCTTAGCTACTAAATTATTTGTGTCATCAACAGGTAATTCAAAATCTTGATAGTCAGCTTGAGTCTGGTCAAACAATGGCTCACCACCATATAAAGTAACATAAGTCCATTTAGGGTCTAAAGGGTATCTTATATATTGTGCTTTTACATCATTTACTTGATTGAAAGAATCAGGAAACAGAGTTATATTGTCAGCTTCTTGAGTATAAGCAGGAAAAATTGTAGAAGGAGATGTTAGCAATGAACTATTTAACATAGTAATTTTACTTTGAGTAACCTTCTCGGCCTCACCTTTTAATACACCCCCAGAAAAACATAACACTTTATTTAATAAATAATAATCAGAACCCGTAGTAGAGGCTGATGGTAAAAAATAAACGTTTTGATTTTTTTGAGTTAAGAATGATGTAACTGAAAAAGTATCTATAACTTCTTCATACCCCTTTTTAATATCAGCATAACCAGTTCCAGATATCCTTGCATTCTCTTCGTTTATCTGCTGGTTGTATCTTATGAAATATTCGTCAAATATATCTAACTGAGCTTGTTTTGCAAACAAATTAAAATCACCCGGAGATATATATCCGTAGTTATTCTTGTTGATAATAGCAAGCACAGTATTTCTTACAGAATTTATCATTTGAAAATCTTTTTACAAAGATACATAAAATAAAAAAGCACCTAGGATTTAGGTGCTTTCTCGCTGTCGATAGTAAAGGAAGGATTATATTGTTCCTACTGCTACACTAGTAAACACTAGTCCACCAGCTTTCGATACTGGTACTGCTGCGTTTGTCCAAGATGTTTCTGCTGCAGTAACTAATGCTGCATTTACATTTGCACTAAACCCAGAAGTTAATCCAGTTCCAGTAACTGTCATTTTGTGTGTTCCGTTAGTAAGATAAATTTCCCCTGCAGTTGAACTTGCTGTTTCTGCATAAAGAATTGAATCTGTGTTAATGTGAACATTACCGTCACTTGCTGTATCTAAAGTTATATATTTTGCCATGTTAAAAATTTTTATGGGTTAAACAAAAAGCAAAGTTACGAATTTTTTGCTAACGCTTTTAAATGCTTATATGACTCTAAACCATCATCGCTTTCAAAGTAACTAGCAATAATAAACAATGGGTCTTCCCCGTATGGTATGTTACACATTTTCTTTTTATTAGATGCTGTATTAAACCATACTTCTTTTTTATTGTTTCTTATTTGTATTAAGTTTTTATCTAATATGTTTTGTATAGTAGCGTTAAACTTAAGAGCAGGGTCTTTTAAAAGATTCATAAAACCTGCCGGCTGTTGTTTAGCAAAGATTAATATGTCTCTTCTAAGCTCTGCAGTAGTAACTTTAGAGACATCTTTTTGAAATAAAACTCTAGCTACGTTTTCAACTTGTTCAACTGTAAGTTGTCTTGCTTCAATTAAAGCATCAACTTCTAAGTTTAAATCTTCTACAAGTTCAGCAGCTTCTTTTGCTTTATTAACCTCAACAAATACTCTTCCTTTCCCTGGATGTAAGTCCATGAACTTTTGAAGTACTTGATTATTTTTTGGTACATGTAAGAATCCATCTTCAAATACAATTGGCTCAACAATAGCATTATCATCTTGCTCGTCTTGAAATGGAGAGTTTTGGTTTCTTGCGTATCTAAGTGGTCTATTAAGACCTGTATCCTCATCAAAGTGTAACAGCGGAAACCTTGTTGTATGCCTTGATGCTAATATCAAAGATAAGGGAGCTGTTTCTCTTGTAAGTTTATATTGTTTATCTACGAACTTTGGTGTAGATTTTTTGGGAGTAATTTTAACTGTGTCCATTTTAGGACTTGTCTTTTCTTTTTTCATTTGATTTAATTTAATTTAAAATTTAAAAAAGGGGCACATCTCTGTACCCCTTGTAATTAAGTATTAGTCTTGGAATA